ATACTGCCGTTGCGGGTGTACTGGTAAATGCCGCCACTTTGGAAGAGGGCGAGCCAGCTGCAGGTGTCAATGTGCCTAAAGCTGAAAACTCAATGAATACCCGACCATCTCGCTTGCAAGGCCGAACACGTGCAGGCGGTTTGTTTAGACGAGCAATTGGCTATTTGGCTCCAACTAACAAGGTAACACTTCAGTACTTTAACGGCTCTGAATGGATATTTATTGGCAACTTTAGAAATGAGCAACTTGCTTGGATTAGTTTAGGTGGCGATGACTTCAACTATCGAACCATAAATGAAAGTGGCCAAGTGCTAACAGATAAGTCTGGGTAAAAATCAAAAACTAAGGGTGACGCTCTCAGAGCGATTTTAAGCGTTTGCAATGTGTTTTGAGTGCCATTGCACGGAAAATTTTATTTAGCGCCGCCTAGGCAAATGTAAAAGATTTACAAAAGGGTTAAAAAGCTATGTTTGGTTCAAAAAAGCGCAAGGCAAAACAAGAGGCAGAATTTGCAGCAAAAATTGCTGCAATTGTTACTGAAACAATTGCAAGCAACACTGCTGCAAATGAATCAGCTACCACATTTAAAGAAGCAGCAGGTGCTATGGCTGGCTCAATTGATGCTGATGACCACTTATATTCAAAACTGTCTGGTGATTCTAATCGTAACTTAAGTGGGCCAACCCGAGCACGCATGAACAAAATAGCGCCTTACCTTTGGCAAAGTAACATGATTGCTAACCGCATTATTGAGTTACCGCTCGCGTATTTATTGGCGGAAGGCGTAAAAGTAACGAATGATGATGAAGACTATCAAGCCGTCATCGATGCATTTTGGACGCACCCAATTAATAACATGGCTATTAAGCTTGAAAAGAAAGTGCGTGAGTTGTCGATATTTGGCGAGCAGTTTTACCCTGCCTTTGTAAATCCCCTTAGTGGCGAAGTGCAATTAAGCTACCTAGACCCTGCACATGTTGAGGAAGTTATTTACGACCCGCGCAATCCAGAGCAGCCGGTTGGTGTAAAAACCAAGCGTATGACAAATGGCCGACAATACATTTATAGAGTGATCATCAATGGCCCAGAATCGGTGTTTACCAAACAAACGCAGCGATTACGTGAAGGTTTTAATGATGGCGATATTTTTTATTTTTCAATTAACAGCTTTTGCGCCCACGGACGGGGCAACTCTGATTTAACTGCGCAGTGTGATTTTTTAGATTTATACGACGACTTTATTTTTGGTGAAGGCGATCGTGCTGAAAACTCCCGGGCGTTTGTGTGGGATGTTACTTTAAAAGGCGCTGACCAAAATAAAGTAAATGCCCGAGCTGCAGAAATTCAAAGCAACCCGCCAAGACCAGGCTCAGCAAATGTGCATAACGATTCAGAAGAGTGGAAAGCAGAAAGCCCCAACTTAGGCTCTGGCGACACCGAGGCCTTAGCAAAATTATTTAGAAACCACATGCTCGGTGGTGCGACTATGCCACCAAGTTGGTTTGCTGATGGGGGTGACGTTAACCGTGCGAACGGTGAAGCCATGGCCGAGCCGACATTTAAAATACTTGCTATGCGCCAGCGCTACATTATTTATATGCTGCACGAAATAGCGACCTTTGTTATTCGCCAGTACTACACAGCAACCATGGGCATTGAGCCTGATCGCATGGTTGAAACTGATGTGTTTAAGTCAAAGGTGGTGATGCCAGAAATGACTGCCAAAGATATAAGCCGTTATGCTGCGGCACTGCAGCAAGTTGTGGTAGCGGTAAACCTTGGGATTACACAGGGCATTATGACCGAAGAAACGGGGTTAAGTGTGATTGCATCAATTGCGGACCGATTAGGTGTTGAGATTGACCCTGAGCAAGAGCTTATAAACGCGCAAGCTGCTATTGCCCAAAAAGCAAAAGACCAGGTAAAAGCCGACACCTTTAACGAGTTTGATGGTGCAGACGATGCAGGCGTAGACGATGACACCGAGTGAACGCACCAAGGCCTTTAATAAAGCCCGTACAGCACAGCTCAAAGCGCTACTTAAAAATAAGCAAGGGCTTTGGGATTCGCTATTGCGTTTGCTTGAGCTTGCTGAAGAAAACACGCAAACCATTTTACAAGGACAGCCGACAGATTGGCAGCAATGGCACTATGGCAAATTGCAGGGGCAAATTAACCAGGTGATGCTTGAACTGGGAGAGCGAAGCGCCGCACAAATTAAAGCCTTTTCACAAACTACTTGGGTAGCAGGTATTAATTTAATTGATGCGCCACTAAAAGCCGGTGGTGTAACGGTAAATGCTATGACGCAGCTTTTACAGCATCGTCAGCTTGTGGCCATTGATAATTTTATGGTTGACCGAATTAAAGATGTGTTAAGCGGTAAGGCTGATTATATTCGATCGCAACTTGGGCTTGTGATGATGGGGGCGCAAGATAGCGAAACCGCTAAAAAAGCCATAGCAGAAAGTTTAGGCGAGAAAAAAATGTGGCGCGCTAAGGCGATTGTAAACACTGAGCTTAGCCGCTTGTATAACACAGCAAGCCATATGCGCATGAACGAAATTGGTGATGCAGTACCAGGCATGGAAAAAGAGTGGCGCTTAGGTCGGCGTAAAGAACACCGCGTTAGTCACTTGGCCGCAAACAATACTCGCGCTGCAGCAAATGAACCTTTTACTATTGGGGGCATTAAGATGATGCACCCTCATGACGCCAAAGCGCCGGCAAAGGAAACAGTCAATTGTAGCTGCTTTACGGTACCAGTGATGAAGCACTGGGAAGTTGACAAGACACGTGCAGTAATTGAATAGGCTGTGGTATTTTAAAGGGAGTTTAAATAGTTTAAAGGAATTACTGTGGGGAATTTAAATAACAACCTTAGAGCTAAATGGCTAGAAAGGTTCGAGGTTATGGTTAGATTAACATTGGGAGTTCCAATAATACTAGCTGGTTTACAGTTAGTGCTGGTTGGAAACCAACTTAGTTTTGATTTAACTAAGCTGGCAACATGGACGAACACAGAAAAAGTGTTTGCTTTACCTTTGGGTGCATTTGCTTTACTTGCGGCTGTTACCTCACTCATTGGTTTGTACCATCGAAGCATGTTGTTAAATAAACAGTTGGAAAAGGTACAAGAGCAAATAGCAATTTCCAATAAGCAATTTAAGCGTTCTGAGGAGCAATTTAAATTAGCACAAGAGCAGTTTGCTTTGGCAAGTAGAAAAGAGAATTACGTTTTATATTTAGAGCATTCAAAAAGAATACGTGAAGGACTAGAAGAAAAAGTAGAAGACGGTAGTGTATATCTATCATCAAAGGAAAAAAGCTTAGGTAGAATTAATATAGAATTTAACAAGTTCTATGGGATATGCTTCCCAGAAAATAGTCATCAAGCAGTAAATGCATTTGGCTATGAAGCCAGTGATACATATTTTGAAAAGCAGTTTAGGGAGTATCAGGCTCAATTAGAAGAGCTTATTCCATTAGTTATAGAACGCTCTATTCGCATTGACGATCTTTTTAAATCATTAAATCGC